AAACTCGTCAAAGGCTAGGACTGCTAGGCGAGTTAGGTCTACAGTCTCTACCTGCCGCCTATCAAGGCCAGAACCAACTCCTCGCGAACCTTGCCCCTGCATTAGAGGAAGCAAGACTTCGAGCAGCCTTGCAGTCTGATGCATTGGGAATAGGAGCAGGATTAGCAGAGACAGGACTAGAAGCGCAGCTAGGCTTTGAAGGTCTTGCAGCATCGTTACGTCAACAGCAGTTCCAAGGTTTGTTTGATTTGCTAAAAGGCGAGCAAGCCAAAGAAGCTGCCGCTGCATCGAAGCCTGTAATTAACATGGGGGCTATGCCTCAAAGTGTTCCCGCTGGCGGCAACTACTCATTTACTATTGGTTAGGGAATCAAAACAATGGCGATCAATATAAACACACTCTTCGCGGATATCATTGATACTCCTGAGCAGCGTCAAGAAAAGCTACTACAGCAGGGCATGACACAAGGCAGGTTGCTGTCTTCTAATCTTACCGGATTAGCTAGAGCCGCAGCACCTCTTGCGCAGATGGCAGGTCAGCTAGGTGTGCAGCGTAACGAAGACTTGCGCCGTGCGGTACAGCCTATGCTTGGGATTGATCCAAGGACTACTGGTGAGAAGCTTCAAGAAGCGTTGAGCAACGTAGACACCTCTACTCCTGCGGGCATGCTACAAGCAGCCAACATGGTGCAGTCTATAGACCCTCTTCGCGCCGCTACTCTGCGTCAAGAAGCTGCAAGATTAAGAACAGAAGCAGAAGACAGAGACCTTACTCGCAGAACGCAAGAAGCAAGCCTGAGAGCTTCTGGTCTGCAAGAAGCAAGTGCTGCCTTGCAAATCTCTGAACGAGGTCAGGCTGTTATTGATGCGCAGAACTACAGAGAAAACTTGCCCACATTAGCAACGGCAGTTAGAAATCTCGGCGCAGAGTACGAAGCCATAGCAACCGGTATTCAAAGTGGAGTGCTTGATCCAAAAGACGGCATGCGTGACGTAGCTGCAATTCAATCTGCAAAGTTTAGAGCAACGCCAAAATCAGAATTTAAACCAATACCCAAAGGCGAGCAAGATAGTTATTTAGAGTTAGCTAGGGAACGACCAGAATTAAACGCCCTACTTAAAAAAGGATTTTTTGATAGGACGGCTGATGTCAGCGAAGCAAGATTCTTAGAGCTTGCGGGGAAATTCAGGTCAATGCCTGAAAACGTAAACAAAACGCCAAGCGAAATTATAGATTTAGTTCAAGCATCTATTACTACAGGCACTGGTGCAGACTTATTAGAAGTAGATATTGAAGAGATGGCGCAAGACATAGCAGGAGAGTCTTCATTAAACGACAATCCCGAAGCCGCAGAAGCAGCGGCTCAAGCGGCTGCTGCTCAATTAGCAGGGACTTTACCTGCTTCTCCTCAGTTCCCTGACACTATTAGTAAAGAGGATGCCGCTAAGTTAGATGAAGTTCCTGTAGGTTACACACAAATGAGCAGCGGCTTGTTAAAACTTACTAATTTAAACGCAGCGCAACAAAACATCACAGATCAAAACAATGCAGCGATTCAAAAGCTAGTGGTTGAAGAATACGCAAGAATCAAACCGAAGGGTTCTGCGTTTGATTCAGCAGCAATGTCACAAGCTAAACAGAATGTAATGGCTCGTCAACAATAGTGGTGAACTAATGGCAGATTTATCTACACTCATCACGGCCGACCTTGAGCTTATTGCTGCTAAAAAGTTTGACGAGATATCTCCCGAAGCGCAAGCAGTTTTAAATATAAGCTTTCCATCAAAAGAGCCGTCTGCATTTGATAAGTTTGCTTATGCCTACGAATCTGCTGACACAGACCTTGGCAACGCTTTAACGTATCTTGCAAGCGAATTCCCAATGGGAAAGATAGGAATTAACCTTCGCGAGGGTCTGACTTATACGCCGCCAGAAGAAATTTATGGCAAGCAATACATGAACTCTTCGCCCGATGTGAGGCGAAGGGTAATGGAGCGGACAAAAGAAATTCAACTTCAACAAAAATATCCCGAAGCCTCTCAGCAAGAAGGCATGGGTGGTGCAGCAGGTATTGCAGGTACGATCATCGGCTCGTTAATGAGTCCTACTACTTTGATTCCTATATCTAAGGCTTATCAAGGATACAAAGGTCTCGCCGCAGTAGGCGCTGCGTTTGGCGCAGAGTACAGCGCGCTAGAACAACTTGCCAAAACCGGAGAAGTAAACCCACAGGAGCTTGCATCTGCTGCTGCGCTTGGAGCAATTGCCACTCCCGCAACATCTGCTGTAATTAAAACGCTTACACCCGCTACGCGAAAAGCGTTAATCAAAAGAAACTCCCCCGAAGCAAAAACAAAAGCAGACAAACAGTTTGATGACATTGAGGAAATTGTTTTTGAACAGCGAGCCGCAGGGGTTGAAAGCCTAGACGCAATAAATACAACCGTTCAAAACAGACTCGGTATCGATCAAGAACAGCTTGACGAAATTTTAATCTTGTCTGACAGAAAGCTACAAGTTCCATCAGTTGAAAATGCCAACATGGTTATTGAGGCTAGGGCGGCAAACATTGCGCCATCTGCGGCAGCAGGAATGTCTAAGACGGCAGAAAACTTTTTAGGAGTTATATCTACTGGCGTCAAAAACATTAGCCCTAAAGCGCATTCTCTATTAGTAAAAACTGACTATAATATTGCCACAGATTCGTCAAAGTATTTAGAGCAAGTAAAACCTTTGACACAGGTCTTGGACAAGATGAGCAAAACAGACGCTCGCTCTGTTGCAAGAGACCTAGCAAACGGTGAGTTTGATAACGCTGTTTCCAAGATGAGCAGGTACGATGCCAATAGCTCAGAGTACATGGAAGCTGCCAGAGAAACGCTAGGAACGATTCATAAAAGACTAACAAAAGAAGCAGGGTATGAAGACCTTGGTTATGTAGAAAATTATTTTCCGCGCCAGTTAAAAGATTACAAAGAGTTTCTTAAATCAATTAACGCTACAGATAAAAGCCAAATTGATAGAGCCTTCGCGGCAAAAGCAAAATCACTAGGACTGAAATCAACAGATGACCTTGGCTCTGGCGACAGGATTGATATTATTAATCAGGTCATGCGCGGAAGAAAGCCAATTGTGGTAGACGCAAAGCCCGGATTTACTGGGCAGCGCACTGTAGCAAAGATTGACGACAGACTAATAGAGCAATATCAAGACCCTAAGACGGCGCTAAATTCTTACATCATGAAATCTGTTAACGATCTGCACAAGAGAAAGTTTTTTGGCAGAGGCTCAAGCGTCAAAGATACAGGCGTTCAAGAAATGAACCTTGGAAATTCTATAGGTGGATACTTGGATGACGCTGTCGCGAAAGGCGAGATGGCTGCGGATGACATGGGCAGAATGGCAGAGCTTCTTGAGGCAAGGTTTGGTTTAGGCGAAGCCAGTGCAAACAAAATCAATCAAGCGTTTAGAAATATAGGCTATTTAACTACACTTGGAAATCCCTTTTCTGCTTTAACACAGATTGGCGATATTGGCATGTCTGCTTATATTAATGGCTTTAGGCATACGATTGCTTCTATGCTAGGGCGAAAAAACGTAGACCTTTCTGACCTTGGCTTGGACAAGGTGATTGGTCAGGAGCTTTCAACTGTAGGCAAGACCGCAAAATTGCTAGACAAAACTCTTGGCGCTGTAGGATTTAAAGCCATTGATAAATTAGGTAAAAACACTTTAATCAATTCGTCTTTTAGAAAATTCAAAGGCATGTCAAACAGCGCAGACGGAGTAGAGTCATTGCGCAAAAAGTACGGAGTCATGCTTGGTGACGAATTTAAAAACACAATGAGCGATCTTCGCGCAGGAAACATTACCGAAAATGTAAAGCTAATGTTATTTAACGAGCTGTCGGGCGTACAGCCTATCAGTCTTTCGGAAATGCCATTAAACTATTTACGCAACCCCAATGGCAGAATCTTCTACTCGTTAAAAACATTTGCCATTAAGCAGCTAGACGTAATGCGCAGAGATATTGTGCAAGAGATTAAATCCGGCAACAAAGCCGAGGGCGTTAAAAACTTAGTAGCCTACATGACAATTATCCCGATGATGGGAGCAACTGTTGAAGAGGCTAAAGACATGCTTCGCGGTCAGGGTGGATCGGTTGATGACATACCAGATAACTACATTGACAACTTGTTCAAAGTCTTTGGTGGTAGCCAGTACGTCATGGACAAGTATGTTGGCAAAGGCCAGATAGGCACTGCGGTGGGGGAGATTATCGCTCCTCCTACGGATTGGATTAATGCAATCGGAGAAGATGTTATGAGCGCTGCTTCTGGTGAGTTTGTAGGTAGCGACTCTAAAATGATGCGAGAGCTACCTATCATCGGCAAAGTCTGGTACAACTTCTTTGGCGGCGGACTAGAAAAAGCAATGGAGTTCGAGCAAAAGCAGCGCCTTGACTAAAACTTGGGAACGCGCCTCTCGTTAATATTAGCGAGGGGCGCTTCCTTTACCTCGTTTTCAATCAAGAAGTCGCAGAAGTGTTTGATCTTTCTTAGATCTTCTACCCCGCCCTTGTCTCTCCATCGAGAGATGTACTTGATGATAGCCCCCTCACAGAACTGCATCTCATTCGCGAGGATGTATTCAATAGGTTGAATCTTTAGCTTCTTGTAGTGGTCACCCGCTACTTGATGGTCTGTTGCGCTCAATGTAATAACTCCTCGCTGTCATGTTTGTCTTCAATGAACTGCATGAAGTGCTTCTTCATGAACTCATTCTTGTTTACGAACTCGGTTAGGTCTTCAAGCATCAACGCTATCGTCCCTATGACATCCCGATCATGACCCTCAAGGGTTTGCACCATGTCATTCAGCCACTCGTATGCCTCGTCAGATGTCACCATCTCTATGTAGATTTCTTCATCCATTAGCAAGCCTCAGTTCTGTTGTTTTAAGCCATAAACTTTCAGGCGATTGTAGTTGGTCTTGGTTAACGCATACGCTCCCTGTTTTATTTTTAATTTTTGGGTTGATAAATTCATAGCACTTAGCTGCAAAGTCTTTTCTATTTATCCAACCTGCAATCCCCATCGTGTTTGCATCTATCTCAACGCATAGCACGGCAATAGGGGATTTGAATGACTCAACGCTTTTAAATAGCAATGTGCCTGTTACATACTTGGTGGTCTTAACATCTAACGCTACGTCACCAATAAACATATCTGCCCCTGCGTCAACACCAAACTCAAAGACATTAAAGTCTGTATTATATGCTTTGGACACAGCTAGCTCGCCTTTAATCCCCACTAAGTCTAACTCCTGATCTGTTCTAGTAGGATCTTTTCTTTGGTTTGTCACACCGGAGGCGCGAGCAAGCATAGATCGAAAGTTTGCTGCTTGTTGGCAGTTCAATAGTTCTTTGTTGCTCAGTTTGACCTTTAGCATAGGTTCGGCCTCCAATCCGTAAAATAGTGATTAGACTTGCCCAAATTACAATCTTCACATAAAAGCTGAAGATTATCCTCTCTTAGCTGCAAGTGAGGATGTGTGCTTCTTGGCTTAATATGATCAACATGTATTACTATTCCATGCTCCTTGGGGCTATGACCGCACATCATACATTTGCATGTGTATCTCTCTAAAACTTTCGCCCTGAGATGTCTCCACTCTCTTGATTTGTAGAAATCCTTAGCAGAAAATTGCGGGCTTATACTGTTTTTTTCGAGGACTTGCTCTGCTGCTATCTGCTGAAGGTTGTGCTTGTTTTTTATATCTCTAACACGTTGTCTAAATGGACAGCAATCTTTAGCTTTCTTTTTCTTTTTCTTTCTTGAATACGATGCTGTCTTTGCAGACTTTAACTTAATTAGCATATCGATCATGCTTTCATCTAACTCAAGACCAACTAAATGAGATGGGCCTTTGCCCTTTCCTTTTGCTTCTTTTGTTATTTCTTTACTCATTCTGATTTGAGCGACTGAAAAACCGCCTCGCTCAGAAATCATCTGCTGAAGATGTTGTTGACTAAATGTGACCTTCCCTAACATATTCTCCCCTCATGCTTACGAATCAGTTCGGTAAACTCTGCTAACAATTGCTCGTAGTCTGCCTTGTATCTCTTCACAGGGGACGACTTTTTGGCAATCATGTCCTTGACAAAGTCTCTTCCGTACATGTCTTCCATCCACATCGTATACTCTTGAGCAGCAGAACCATGCCTCATCCCCCACATATTGCACCCTGCGCATTGAGGATGGATGTTCTCTATCTCTAATGCCCAGTAAGACGAGTTGCCCTTGGGGATAAAGTGTCCACCCTGCATATCCTTGTAGTGCTTGGTAACGCCGCAGGAGACACAAGAGCAGTAACCTTGATCATCTGCCGCAGCTATCCTCGCGAGCTTCTGTATCGCCCTGTAGCACTCCTGCTTGAGCTGCGCCGAGGTCTTGGTCTTG